TGCCGTCAATTTGTAAACTAAACCGTATCATCGTACCATTTTATTAATCTTCGGTTGGTTGTACTCCAACTGAATCGTGTACAAAATCAACTTTTCGTTCACCCTTGTTTTGCGTTCAAATGCGGTATCCATTACCCTTGCCGACAATACTGCGCTACCATCCAACATAAGAATGTTTGTGGAATAAAACATTTGTTCAACCACCTCAACATCATTTTCACTTATCCAATCCGTGTTGACCGTCATTGTTTCAACCGAATTGGTTAAATATGGCGTTGTAATTCCCACCCCGTATGTCCATGCTTGTGCCATGTCCGTCTGTTTGAAAATTGGTTGTTCGTATCTTTCTTTGGTTACTGCAAATGTCGATTTGTAAACACCATTAAAAAGGAACGAATCGTAAACCCCGTATTTATTCAAGAACAAAACATCTTGTTGTCCGTACTTATTCTCGCACACAAAATCCACGGAAATGACAATATCATCACCCGCCTTTACAAAAGTGATGTTGATGTCCGCACCCCATGTTCCACCCGCAGTGATTAGTTGCTTTAATTCAATACCTTGAATGAGTTGATCCGAACCAGTCACCGTGTTTGGGGTAATGGTTGCGCTTCCACACACAATGGATGTAATCACACTTGCATCATACCAAAGGTAGGCCGTTGGTGTTGCCGTGGTCAATGTTACTTTTGATTTGTCTGTGAACACATATTTGGTTGGATAACCTTGGTTGAATCCTTCCGCAGTGTAAGCATACCCCGCAGATGCCAAACCGACATTGCTTGTAACATAACTTGTGAATGTTAGTGTTGCCCCAACATAGTATGCACCCCGTACCTTTACGGCAAATCGCTTTGCACCGCTTCCAATGTTTGGTTTGTAAGTTCCATTGATTAAAAAATCACGGGTCACTTCTTGTTGCACCAATTTATGAATGTCAATCCATCCACGCCCACTTCCGTATTGGTCTGGTTTTCTGTTGATGGTCCAATTTGGTGTTGCGGGAATTGTTGCCGTTCCACTCCAAACATACACATCACATTGATAATAGAATTTTGTGGATGTATAAAGCGCATCGTAAAATTGATACATGATTGGGGAATTGCATCCCACTATTGATTCGGGTTGTTGATTAAAATTCATCGCTTAAATCTGTTTTTAATATCTTGTGCCATTGCTTTTGTCAACGCCTTGTTGAATGATGGTAGTATCTCTGTGCGTGCCATTTGTACAAACGGGAATGGCTCAATGCCAAAGTGTTTTATCTTTCTATTCATCATGAACCGCATTGATTCCGCAGTTGCTTTGGATTTGAATTTACCAGTTGACAAATCACGCGGTTGAATGCGTTTCATCTTTGTCCAATTACGCATTGATTCAAGTGGTATGCCTTTACCTGGCTTTCTGCCATTCTGCACATAGTCACCCGTTTTGTTCATGGTGATGCCCAATGTCATTCCGTTTGGATTGGGTTGAATAGAATTCACCAATTGGCCACTTGCCACATAGTTTCCACGGAATGTCTTTTTGGTAACTGAAATGGGTGTCCAACCTTCACCAACTTTTTTCCATTTGGCACGGATGGATGTGCGCGGTCTTTTTACCTCCAACATCATACGGGCGGAAACTGCCCATTTATTGGAATACTCCGCAACAACGGCTTCGCTATTCTTAAACGCAATCGCCATCAGTCACCCATGGGTTAATCAGTTCAATTCCAACTGTGATTTGATAACCACCCAATACCGTGTCCATTGTTTCCACAAATGGTTGAAAAGTAATTGGGCGAATGTATTGCACTTGGTTGTAGTAATTCTGTTCAGTACGCCACAAACCTTTTGAAAACCTCACATACAAATCTTGAAGAATATGCCCGTAGTTTTGATTCTCCGTGTACCCGTATTCCGAATACTCGGTTATCAAGTTTTCTTGTTCGTTTTCCGTTTTCAAGAAGTTCACACGATCCGCCACCATTACATTCATTTGAATGGTTGCCACTTGGTCTGTTAATGCTACGGATTGAATTGAACAGTGCATCAATGGGAATACCAAAAACGCCTTGAAATCAAGTTCGGTCAATGTACCATGTGAATAGTTCCAACCTTCTTCGGTTGCAATATCCTTCATCAACTCAAATGCCGTGCCTATATGGTTATTGTTCATTTTTTTCTAATTGCTTTTTGTTCCATCTTCGCAATGTCACTTTCGTAAGCGGTCCACATGAGAGCGGTTTGAATGGGCTTTGTATACACTGCGTCCAAGTTGAGGAAATCTCTGTTAGCAAGTCGGTAGACCATTCCAAACCATCCCCATTTTTTGGTAAGGCGTATTTCATCGCCACTTCCCCCCTCCTCACCATCCGCAAATACTTCTGGAAAGAATTCAATAAGTCGATTCCTAAACTCCAAAAAAAAAGCATCGCACCAAATGCAGTGTTCGCGTCTATCTCCTTAAATGCCGTGTTTAGGTCTGCGTTGTATGTCATGATTTCATACCTTCCATTCTGTCCTTTTTTGGTAATGGGGCGATACAAAACCGATAACACTTTCCAAAGGTCGTTGGGTTCTTTGCAGTAATTTTCGATGTCAATAAATTCACCCGTTGTGAGTTCGTCAAAGTTTGGGATGAATCCGTATTCAATGCCTTTGTACTCGAACCTGGGCGTGAATGTTGGTTTAGATTCCAACATGGTTGTGATTTTTTCCACACAGTATTTCAGTGTGTCAAATGGCATATTCTTAACCTCCGACATGGTCAAGTCACAAAAGATGGCAACCGATTCCAACTGCCTTTGTGTTTCATCCATGTCCGCCTTCAATTCATTGTACGCCAACATTTGATGTAACTTGACATCCTTCAACTCCGTGGGTACAATGATGGTTTTTGTTTCAATCATATACCCATAAAACGCCAATAATGGCGATTGTTTATACTAACCTTTCGTGAAGGATCGTGTGAACCTGGGCGTGATACCTTTGCATCTCCTTATCGGTTACCAAAATATCCGTAAATTCCCGAACCGATGAAATAATGGTGGAATGGTCAAGGTGTGAAATGTTGCCAATCTCCATGAAAGTCATGTTCAATCTTTTTCGGCAAATGTGGTTGAACATATGTCGGGCATACATTGGTTTACGCTTCCTTGACTTGGTGATAATTTGGTCGGGTGTCATGTCCATTACCTCACAAATAACCCGTAACACTTCACCCCATGTTGTGGGGTTGTCGTTGATGTCGGTTTTGGGTTTGACAATTTCTTGTTTGAGCAACCGCACTTCGCGGTCATGGGCCATCTTGTTTTCAACTACTAACAATCGCAGTCGTTTTATTTCTTGTTTAAGGTTGTGTACTTCTTGAAAATGGTTTGTCATATCAAAATAATTTTGCTTGTGTTAATTGTGGCCCACTCCATTGTTCTGCCATGGCTTTGGCTATCCCTGGAAATGTTTGACTGCGAATCTTCCAACGCAAATCACCCTGCGATAAAGATTCTGCATACCACAATGGTTGTTTTTTCTTTTTGCCGTTTTTGCCCACCCATTCTTTGAACTCACCTTTGTCAACAACATTGGTTGCAATCAATGGTTGCAATCCTTTTAACCATAAACAAGTTGATTTTTGAAATGGATCACCAAACATATATGGTTGAATAATTTGGTCGTATTTGCGAATTCGTGAACTGATGATTCCGATTGGGTTTTCAATGGCAATTTTTGGAATGTCCGCGTTCATCAAATCCCGTACAAATTGCAACGCTTCATCTTGCCTTCCATCTTTTTGTTTTTCTGCAAACCATTGTGAACCACTCAACGCCAAATGTGTGCATGGTGGAAATGCAATCATCATATCCCACCCATCATTGATTATGTCAAAAACATCGCCTTCGTAATGTGGCCCAGGTTTGTCGGTGGGTAGTAAATCACACGACATGGCATTATGCCCCAAACGGATAAATTCATCCCGTACTGCACCGCTATATTCGCACGCTATTAATACTCTCATTGCTATTTGTCACTACAAATATACACAATCCACATGAAATAAACAATTACCTAATATCGTAGTTCCCGTAGTTGGATTTAATACCTAACGCCATCATCTCGTGATAACGCCATGAATCAATCCCGTGGTCTGTGCCAATGGGTGTGTTCATTGTACGCCCTTGGGCATCCGTATCCCAACAGTAATTGCGTAGTTCTTTAATTAGGTTTGTAGATGTGGATGTAACCAAATAGGATTGTGATTGCATGATTTGAATTCCGTAGTTAATTGAATCTTTGCCCTTGGTTACGCCCTTGATTCTTATTTGATACCTCCGTATCTCATCAATTGATTTTGGTTCAGCACTATCCGCATACACTGGCACAAAGTTGGGCAATGCCTTTGCAATGTCCGAATTAAGCATCCCCGTGCGATATGCGACCTCATCAACGATTCGTTGGCCATTGTACTCATATACGGCCACGATTGCCGTAGGGTCGTTCGTATAACCGAAATCCACACCACAACCAAGCAACCTTGCATCCTCTGGAATCTTGTCAATGGTTTGCCAATTGCTGAATATAACCCCTTGTAGGTTTCCAATCTCACCAAGCCCATATACCCGCCACCAATTGGCCCAATAGTTTGATGTTTCCGCTCTATCCCGTGCCTTTTCAATTTCGTTGACAATTGATTTGTCCAACGCTTCATTGTCTTTGTAGGTTAGCACAATCATTTCCGCATCCGCATCGTTTACCAATTCACTATCCACCCAAAATTCCGCCACGGGGTTGTAATCCAAGTATATGAATTTACGGGTACGGATTGCCATTTGGTAGTATGATTCCCAATCTATGTTGTTGCACTCATTCACGAATAACACATCACGCCTTGCACCCCTCAACTTTTGTGGTTGGTCTGCGGAAAAGAATTCAATGTAACTATCGTTGCTGAATGAATAAGTCCATGAAGATTTGTTCCATTTCAACGGATCAAACATCCCGACCATTTCCATGATTTTAAGGAAGTCACGAATAGCACCCCTCCGTAGGTGGGGGATGGTTTCCGATACGATGCTGATTTCTACCTTTGGGTTTTTAACCGCGTAATCAATTAGCAAGGGGATAATTGAAAAGGTTTTTGAACTACTTGTTCCACCCCTTACAATCCTAACCCGTTTGCGTAACCGACTAATCTTGACCTGGGCTGTTGTTTTCTGCAACATCTATATCAATACCATTGAAAATGGGTTTCTCTTTTTCCTCCAACACATTGTGACTCATGGATAGTTTGCGGAGTTCTTCTTCGCTACTTATCAATTTCATTAACGCCAATTGCAATGTGGGTTGCTCGCTCAAATACCATTTGGAACGCATAGATACTTTGATGTTGGTTTTGATTTCCAACAATGCCTCTTTTATGCTTTCCGATTTTTCCAAGCCGAGGTGGTAAAATGTGCTACTTGTACATGGTAGGTATGCAATTACATCTTGAATAAAAAACAATTTGTTTTTCTTTATTGCGGCGATGGCCGTTGCTTCTAATTCGTTTCTATCGTATGCCATTATTCATCTGGGGTTAGGGGTATTGGCATCCAGTAAACCACATGTAATCTTTGATCCGTGTGATAACAATGCCATTGTTCATCATAATAAACCGCCACATGGGGAAAACCCCGCACGGTCTTAACCAATACGGGGGTTTCTTCTTGTGGTAATGTTCGTTCAATCTTCCTCCACGCTTTCATGTTCTAATGCTTCTTGGTAAGTGTCGTAAAATGTTTCTTCGCCATTGTAAAAATTTGTTACGAGGTAATCAACTTGATGCCCCATGCAAGAGCAAATTGAGATTCCATTTTCAAGGGCTATGTAAACATAACCCGAATTAGCGTTAAATCCAACGCCCATGATTTCTTCGTTTGCACATTGATTTGCATACGCTTGAAAAATCAATCCCAATCCTTTTGCTTCGCAGTAGGAAATTGAGTTGCCAATCCCCGTGATTTCAATTGTGTTTGTCATATCTGTTCTAATTTTGTTGTTTCAACTTGTAATTTAGTAACGCACTTCTTGTCGTTCATGTAGTGGCAAATTACCTCGGATGTTTTGTCGTTCAATTGTTGTAAAAAAACACCCACGCATTCAATGTTACCGATTGAATCTAACTGCCATTTAACCATTTGTCCTATTTCCATGAAGCGAAGATACATTTTTAATTTGAAATACAAAATAAAAAGATAAATTATTTTAATCCCACGAATGCTTTGAGGGGGTAAAACACCAAACTATTGCGGTACCCACCTTCATGCGTTGGGATAATTGGTGTAACTCCATGCACATTTTTCCATGCGGGGTAAACCAACATTGAGTTATCTGCGCTATCCATGACCGCCCCGTAATCGGGAACATATAGATTGCCACCTTTGGCGTTCAAACGCTTCGTGATGATCACATTGACCGCACCAACGATGTTACCCGTGTCACGATGGAAAGGTGCAGATATATTGTAGTTTGAAATTGAGGAGGTAAAAAGGTTCGCGAACTTCCATTTATCGGGAACTTGCTCAAATAGTTTCTTTTGCCGTTCGTATTGGTCGGGCAATATATCGTGCATGATTGATTCGCTTTCCTTCGCCAACATTAGCATTGCTTTAATGTAGGTTTGTGCCGACTTCACTTGATGAACTGATGAAATGGTTGGATATGGTCTACGCATAACTGGCTTTGGTGGGACACCCCCCAAAATCACCGACATTTGACTAACGCCAATTTTACGGGCATCGGAACGCTTCATCCCCTCTTTTGACAATTTCACAGTTTCCATTCTGTCCAAATATGTTTTTGGTACATTTTTACTATTGAATTCCATGTTGGCCAGGTTCGCTAACTTCGCTGCTCTTTCTGGCATTGACTTAATATAAAACCCAATGGCTTCACCATTCTCATAGAAAATGCAATCTTCGGTAATGTTTGGGGCTAAATACGGGCAGTCTTGACCGATTTTTGCTTCATGGGGTTGTAGGGTTAAATCTACGCGTTTCATCGTTTGATTATTATGTGTGAATTTTTTGGTTGACCTGGTTTGTCTTTCAGTTGGAC